TTGAGGTCAATAGTTCCGGCGTGATCAGCGAAACCGGCACCGATGTGGCCAGTCTCACCGCATACCGGACAAGATGGCCGCACATCAAGTGGCTGCTCACCATCATGAACCATGGGACGGCCTCCATTTTCACGGCGCTGCGCAACAACGAGGGTGGAGCGAAGGATATGTTTTTATCCGAGATCGTGCGGATCATGAACAAATACCCGTGGTGCGCCGGTGTGGACATCGATCTGGAACGCGGCGGCGGATATGAGAACAGGGACGCGGCCAACGCCCTGTTCCGCGATATCTACCAGACCGTGAAGGATTACAACCCCGCCAAGCTGGTCAATATCTGCTTGCCCGGCATGACTAGTGTACAAGGCTCTGTAGGCGGCGAAAACTGGTGCGTATACGAGGATTTGAACGCTTACTGCGACACAGCGGCCATCATGAGCTACGGCATGGCGTGGGCGGGTTCCGCGCCCGGCCCCGTCTCGCCCCGGAGCTGGCTGGAGGGTATCTACAACTACGTCGTTCAGGTGATGGATCCGGATAAGGTGTTCTTCGGGCTTCCGGCTTACGGCTGGAACTGGCGGATCCACGACACGCCGGAGAACCTCGGCATCACTTATCGCGGGATTTCCAACACCTATTATGCCGCCCAGCTCTGGATGACCGGCGGGTATAACTTCACGGGCGACGGCCCGCCCCAGCCCATGATCCCGATCATCGCCTATTGGGACGATTATGATAAGGTACCGTGGGCGCTGCCCCAAGTCTATGATTACATGGAAGGCTGGGACGCGGTGGAGCGGCAAAGCCCGCTTTTGCAAGAAACCTACAACCGCAGGCGGTACCTAACCGCCTACGGCAAAAACCAGCGGACGGAGTTCGGCACTATTTACGTTGACCGCAATGGTGTGCCGGACAGCTATACCGGCAATGTCATCGTGACGGAGAGCATGGCGTCCTTGGGCGAGGGCGGAGAAGCGGAGTACCACTTTCAGATTGAGCAGCCCGGCGTATACGACGTGGCCGTGCGGCTATGCTACCCGTTCTGGGACAAGAACGCCATCGCGGTTACGCTGGACGAAACTTCAAAGACCTTCACCGAAAACCGCCTGTGGTGGCCGTATTGGCGGCGGATTTGCTGGCTCACGCATTCGAAGAGTGTGTTTCTTTCGGCTGGCGCGCATACTCTCAGCATCTCCGGAGGCGTGCCCGGCACGCAGTTTTACGGATTTCGCGTCTGCGGCAACTTCTCGGATGCTCCGTCCGCTGGCGAAGCGGCGTTCGCGCTTTCGCCCCGCAGCTTCAAGGATGTAAACGGCGTGATGGCCGTACCCGACCGGGGCTTCAAGCTCACCTGTGAGGTGCTGCGCCGCAGGCCCGATTCGGCGCTTGTCTGGTACGAGGATTTCCGGGATGAAAACATCCTGCCGGAGAGCTATTGGACGGTGCTGGACGGGGAGTGGGACGTATGGCAAAACCCCGATTCTACCGCCGGACGCCCCTACTCCCAGCTTGACGGGCATGGCAGGCTGGCGTGGAAGTATGACGGGTTTTCCGACGTGCATATTCGGGCGCGGCTGGCATTCCCCCAAAACGGCAGCGGACGCGCGGGCGTGTTTTTAGGCGACCTGTTCTGCTGCCTCAACTATGATACCCAGCGCATTGAGCTGTACCAAGGCTCCACGCTGCGGGGCAGCTATGCCACCAGCTTCAGCCGGACGCCGGACAGCAGCCTCCGCTCCAACCCGAGCATGTACACCGTCGAGATGCGCAAGCGCGGCAACATGGTCAGGGTCTATTCCGGCGCGAGCTACACCCTGCGCTTTACGGCGACGGTAAGCGCTGCCGGGGGTTACGCGGGCTACCGCTCGGACAACCGGACGGTATGTGAGCTACTGCGGCTTGGGGACGCCTGGACATATGAGCCGTATGAGGCGTTTGATGTGCTCATGCCCGACGGCACCACAAAGAGCTTCGGCAGGCTTGCCCGCACAGGGGTCACATGGGATGAAGAATTTCAGGTGTTTTCGGTCAACAGCGATGTGGAGGAATCGTCCACCCGCTCCGAGGACATATCGCTGGATTATGATTTCTTCCATTCCGACCTGCTTCAGATTGCCTGCGGCGGGGACTATGCCGCCACGGTGGTGCCGAAGGACATCAACGTCTGGATCGCCCGGCTGTTCCTTGGCGACGCGGACGGCTTTTCCATCCTGTATTATCAGGACGTGGACAGTCTGGTGTACTGGGCAAATGAGGCCGCCTACCGCTGGAAGCTGCGGGGCATCGCCATCTGGTCGCTGGGGCAGGAGGACATGCGGCTCTGGGAGGCGCTGCCGAGGCAGATTTAGCGGATAAGAAAGTAAGATTCAAGGATTCAGGCGCTTTGCTTTACGCAAGGCGCTTTTTATATACAAAAATCTTTAAATGGAGGTAAAGACAATGAAAGCAGTATGGAACTGGGTACAGGCGGCCTTTGCCGCCATCGGCGCATTTTTGGGCTGGTTCCTCGGCGGGCTGGACGGGTTTCTCTATGCCCTCATCGCCTTTGTGGCCATCGATTACCTGACCGGCGTGATGTGCGCCATTGCGGACAGGAAGCTCTCCAGTGATATCGGCGCGAGGGGCATCTTTAAAAAGGTGCTCATCTTTGTGCTGGTGGGCGTGGGGCACATCGTCGACACTCAGGTGCTGGGCGACGGCGGCGCGATCCGGACGGCGGTGATCTTCTTCTACCTGAGCAACGAGGGCATTTCCATTCTGGAGAACGCCGCCCATGTCGGGCTGCCCATTCCCGAGAAGCTCAAATCAATTCTGGAGCAGCTGCACGACAGGAACGATAAGGAAGGCGGCGACGGGTCATGAAGATAACCATCAGAATGACCCGCGCGGAGAACGTCGCGGAGTTTGGAGCGCAGACCGTATCCATGGACATCGAGGAATATCTCTGCGGCGTGGTGCCCGCCGAAATCTACGAGTCGGCTGACAGGGAGGCGCTCAAGGCACAGGCTGTCGCCGCGCGAACCTTCGCCGTAAAGCGCGCGATGGCGAGCGTGATCATGGACGATACGACATCGTTTCAGGCATACCGATACGGCCTTTCGCGTTCCTCTCCGCGAAGCAGGCAGGCGGTGATGGATACAGCCGGGCAGGTGCTTTGCTACGGCGGCGAGATTATCGACTGCTTTTATTCCGCGTCCAACGGCGGCCAGACCAAGCGCAGCGGCGACGTGTGGCAGCGCCATTACCCCTACTATCTCAACAAAACCGACGAGTGGGATATCGCCGCCCGCAGGGAAAAGCCCGCTAACGCCGGTCATGGCGTGGGAATGAGCCAAGTGGGCGCGATGTGGGCGGCGAAAAACGGTATCCCTTACAACCAAATACTCGCGTTCTATTACCACGGCACCGCCATCGTGTCGGAATACGGCACAGGCGGTGTCGTTGGTTTTGAGGACACGACCGAAGGAGGAATTCTCATGAATTTGACTACCCGGTATATGACCCGCAACGACTGCTACACGGCGAATCGGAAGATCGTGCCCAAGGGCATCATGGTGCACAGCACGGCCACGCCCGGCGTGATGGCCGCCGCGTGGTTTTCCCGTTGGAACAAATCCTACAAGGCGGGCGAAACCGACCGGCAGGTCTGTGTCCACGCCTTCTTGGACGATAAGGAAATTTGGCAGTACCTGCCGTGGGATCATCGCGGCTGGCACGCGGGCGGCTCGGCTAACGACAGTTACATTGGGTTTGAGATCTGCGAGCCTGCGGGCTTTACTTACTCGGGCGGCGCGACGATGGTCGGGTATGACGCGGCAAAGCATGAGGCGTATTTCCGTGCCGCGTGGGCGAACGCCGTGGCGCTCTGCGTGTATCTCTGCAAGCTCTATGGTCTGACAGAACAGAACATCATCTGCCACAGCGAGGGGTATAAGCTGGGCATCGCCAGCAACCACGCCGATGTGCTCCACTGGTTTCCCAAGCACGGCGAAAACATGGACACCTTCCGCGCGGCGGTCAAGGCGGCGCTGGCCGGTGGTTCGTCCGGCGACGGCACGGAAACGGGCGGTTATTACCGTGTGCGCAAGTCATGGAGCGACGCGGCTTCACAGCTTGGCGCGTTCAAGGTGCTGAGTAACGCCAAAGCGCTGGCCGATAAGAGTCCCGGCTATTCTGTCTTTGACGAAAAAGGCAATCGGGTGTACCCGGCATCATCGGACACGCCCAGCGGCGATTTTGCGGTCGGTGATCTGGTGGCCTTCAAGACTGGCACGGCCAACTATTACCCGGGCAGCGTAAAAGTGCCGTCGTGGGTGATTTCGGATTACCACCACAGGATCACGCAGATCACCTCCGGGGGCAAGCCGGTTACCAAAGGCGGCAAGGCTTGCGTACTGCTGGGCAAAAAGATCAGAAAGTCGGGCGGCTCCGAGGAGGCGGGCATCAACACCTGGGTGGATAAAGACGTCCTGTCGAAGGTCGGCGGCGATCAGACCGGTGAAGCCTATACCACCTACACGGTGGCCAAGGGGGACTCCCTTTGGGGCATTGCCAAAGCGAAGCTCGGCAGCGGCGCTCGTTATCCGGAGATCATGTCCTTAAACGGCCTGTCCTCGACGACGATTTATCCCGGTCAGGTATTGAAGATACCCAAATAATCTTTTATATGCGGCGGCTCATGGGCGCTGGGCAGACGCCGCCGCCCCGTCTTTTCGGAGGTGATTCATATGACGGGCGACGAAAAACAACAGGTGCGCCTAATGCGGCAACAAGGTGTGGGATATGCGCAGATCGCGGCTTCTCTCGGTATATCCCCAAACACCGTCAAATCCTTTTGCCGGAGAAACAAGCTGCAAAGCCGCGCTGTCATGGAGGACGATACCGGCGTCTGCCAAAAATGCGGGAAGCGCCTGCATCAGGATCCGAAGTATAAAACAAGAAGGTTTTGTTCCGATCATTGCCGCCTTGCGTGGTGGAACTCGAACCGCGACAAGCTCAATCGAAAAGCCGTTTACCGGCTTATCTGCGCTCATTGTGAAAAAGAGTTTGAAAGCTATGGCAACAAGCGCCGTAAATACTGTACCCATGCCTGCTATATTAAGGATCGGTTCGGCGAGGAGGAGCAGGCATGACCAAGGAGCAATTTGAAAGGGAAAAAAACTACAGGGCGGCGTTGTCCATTGCCAAGGCCATGCTATCCCAAGGCCTGATCAGCGCCAGAGAGTACGGTAAAATTGATACAATTCTCATAAAAAAATACCGACCACCTTTGGGCGGTTTACGCGCAAAATTGCCTTGATGTATGTGGCATTCAGAGGTATCATGTCCCCCCGGAAAGGAGGGATTTTTTATGCGAAGTATAAAGAGGGTTGAACCTTCAATGCCGCAAATACCGGTGCGAAAGCGCGTGGCCGCCTACGCCCGGGTTTCCAGCGGCAAGGACGCCATGCTCCACTCGCTGTCGGCGCAGGTAAGTTATTATAGCGGATATATCCAAAGGCGGCGCGGATGGGAATATGTCGGCGTTTACGCCGACGAGGCGCTCACCGGCACCAAGGATGAAAGGCCGGAGTTTCAGCGGTTGATGAACGACTGCAGAGACGGCAAAATCGACATGGTCATTACCAAATCCATCGCGCGGTTTGCCAGAAACACGGTGACCATGCTGGAGGCGGTACGGGAACTGAAATCACTCGGCGTCGATGTGTATTTTGAGAAAGAGAACATTCACTCTCTCAGCGGGGATGGCGAGGTTATGCTCACCATCCTCGCTTCTTACGCGCAGGAAGAAAGCCGGTCGGTCAGTGAGAACTGCAAATGGCGCGTCCGGAAGATGTTCGCGCAGGGACGGACGAACAACGGGGTTATGCTCGGATACCGGCTGATTGACGGGACTTTCTATATCGTTCCGGAGGAAGCGGAGATCGTGCGCATGATTTTTTTCGATTACCTCTCCGGCATGGGCAGGAACGCCATCGTTAAAAAGCTCAACGCATTGGAATTGGAAACCCGGCGCGGTGGCCGTTGGGGCGAAAGCAGCGTGGCAAAGGTATTATGCAATGAAAAATATACCGGCGATATGCTGCTGCAAAAGACCTTTGTGGCGGATCACCTGACCAAGAAAAAGTGCTTCAATCATGGGCAACTGCCTCAATACTACGTCAGCGGCAGCCATGAGGCCATCATCGACAAGGACACCTTCGAGCGCGTTCAGCAGGAACTGAAGCGGCGTGCCGAGTGGTATCATCCTTCAAAGCAAACACCGACCCGCTATCCTTTTACCAGTGTGATACAATGCGGGCTTTGCGGGCAGCACTACCGGCGAAAAATCGCCAACGCGGGCGGCAAGTACGCAAAGCCGGTATGGATTTGCCCGACCTTCAATACACGCGGGAAAGCAGCATGTTCTTCCAAGCAGATCCCCGAGGATATCCTGCAGGCCGTGTCAGCGGAGGCGCTGGGGATTCCGATGTTCGATTCGGACATTTTCGCGGAGCGGATTACGGAGATTCAGGTACCGGAAAACAACCGGCTCCTTTTCATCTTCCGCGACGGGCGCAGGGTGGAAAAGACATGGCGGGACAAATCACGCAGGGACAGTTGGAACGACGCGATGCGTCAGGCGGCGCGGGAGCGCCAGCTTGAGATCACGGAAAGGAGGAACCGTGAATGAGTACGGCACGAGCGGCAACGGTAACAGTGATACCGCCGACCATCACCCGCGTCCAAAATAACATATTGCATTTGCAGAGCAAAAAGCGCGTGGCCGCTTATGCGCGGGTTTCGACCGATACCGAAGAGCAGCTTACAAGCTATGAAGCGCAGGTCGATTATTATACCCGGCATATACAATCAAACAGCGATTGGGAGTTCGTGGAGGTTTACACCGACGAGGGCATTTCGGCCACCAACACCAAGAAGCGCGATGGGTTCAAACGGATGGTACAGGATGCCCTGGACGGCAAAATCGATATGATCATTACCAAGTCGGTTTCGCGGTTTGCGCGAAATACGGTGGATACGCTGACCACCGTGCGCCAGCTCAAGGAAAAAGGCGTGGAAGTTTACTTCGAAAAAGAGAACATCTATACGCTGGACAGCAAAGGCGAATTGCTCATAACGATTATGTCCAGCCTGGCGCAGGAAGAAAGCCGCAGCATTTCGGAAAACGTCACATGGGGACAGCGCAAGCGCTTTGCCGATGGCAAGGTGAGCCTGCCCTACAAGCGGTTCCTCGGATATAAAAAAGGGCCTGACGGGTTACCCGAGATTGTGGAATCGGAGGCCGTGGTTGTCCGGTTGATTTATAAGCTATTTCTTGAAGGCAAAACCCCTTCGGGTATCGCAAAGCACCTGACGCAGAACGATATACCGACTCCGTCCGGCAAGACCA